TTGTCATCCTGTTCCTTATAGTATACCAGATAGTCGTGCCAATTGGTATACTTTTTTAGCTCAGGTATGTAAAACTTAGCTCTGTACGCTGGGTGGTCAACCTTCACAGCTTAGACACTCCCCATCCTCTAGGTTGATTCTAGGTATCTTGATGTTAACATTCTCTGTATTTCTAGCTGCTGTAGAGCGCAGGTAATACATAGATTTGAGTTTGTTAGCTCCTGTCCAATGTACGCTGTTAACATACTCCAGATACTCATCATGTACCTCCTGTGGTGCTGTAGCCGGTGGTGGGTTAAAGAATAAATTAACTGACTGTGCTTGACATACATACTTCTGACGCTGGTACGCATGTTCAATAATCCATATCTGATTGAGTTCCGGTGCCGTCTTAAATACATCTTTCTCATCTTCAGTAAGTCCATCAAGGTCTGCCACAGAACCTTCAGCCGCCGCAATTGCCTTCCAAGTCTTCTCATTGTTTATCCCTTTAGATTCCAGTAGTTCAGTTAAGTATTTGTTTTGTACCTTGTATGATCCTGTCAGCGTCTTGTGCGTAAATACGTTAGCCCTTGTAGGCTCAATTGAAGGAGACGTTCCACCGCATATAATGCTACTAGAGGCATTAGGAGCAATAGCAAGAAGGTGAGAATTACGCATACCGCTACCATCCATATCAGGTGCAATGCCGCGTATCTCACCAAGAAATTTACTTGCTTCACTGGCCTGCTCTTTGATATGTTTAAAAGCTCTGTTATTGAAGGAGGAGGCGTACATACTTTCAAAAGGAATGCTATTACGTTGTAAGTAACTATGAAACCCCATTGCTCCAAGGCCAATTGCGCGTTCTCTATATGCACTATAAGCGGCCTTTGCAAAGCCCTTCTTATCATCTGCAACATGATACATAAACTCCTGTAAGCTATCACACTGTTCGCTTATGCCTACAGTCTGGATAGCATTGTCAATAAAGTGTTCAATGATGTTGTCTAGCATGGTAACTAGATCAGCAATGAACATAGGGTGATCCTTCCATTCATCAAAATACTCTAGGTTAACACTAGACAAGCAGCAGACTGCTGTACGGTCCTCACCTGTAGGTAGTGTAATCTCTGAGCATAGGTTACTCTGGCGTACCTTTAAGCCTAGCTCCTGCTGAGACTCAGGCAGTGCATCATTACACCTGTCCATGTTTACAATGTAAGGTTCACCTGTCTCTGCTCTAGTGTGCAGTAGCTGCCACCACAAGTCCCTAGCTGATACAGTCTTGATAGCCTGCTTAGACTTAGGGTCTATGAGTCTCCAGTTATCATCATTCTTTACACGCTTGAGAAAGGCATCACTAATGTTAACACCATTGTGTAGATTAAGACATTTACGATTAAGATCTCCGCCAGTGGTCTTTCGCATAGCAATGAATTCTTCAATCTCTGGGTGGCTGATGTCCATATACGCCGCATAACTACCCCTTCTTGTAACGCCTTGGTTAAAGGCTAGCATCTGACTGTCTACAACGTGCATGAATGGGATGCTACCAGTAGACTGACTACCGTTAGCAGTAGAAACCCCGTTACTTCTAACATCACCCCAATATCCACCCAAGCCTCCACCTCCACTCGCCAACCATATGTTCTCATCGTAGTGAGCAGATAGGCCGCCACGCGAATCAGGAACATAATTGAGAAAACAGCTAATAGGTAAACCACGGCTGGTTCCCCCGTTGCTAAGTATAGGAGTGCTAAAACCAAACCAGCCCTTGCTACTGTAGTCGTAAAGTCGCTGTGCAAGATCGTAGTCAGTATACTCTTGATACGTTGCGCCATAGACTGAGGCTCTTGCGAATGCTTCTTGTGCATGGGTTTCATCCTGCCATAAGTATCTATCTTTGAGTGTCTCTACTGAAAAAGTATTTAGATTATCTTCTCTAGCATAGTCAATGGTTATGCCTAGGTAATCCTGTTGACCTACCTTACTTGTCATTATTTGTTCCTTTCACTTGTATCTGCTTCTATAATAGCTAGTAGTCTGTTCTCATACCATTGTGCTTTGCGTAGGTCTTTAACAGCATTTCCCTTGTCCCTACACCTCCACCTGTACTTGAATGAGTTACCTCTGAGGTAGCCTATAAATTCTTCTCTGGATAACATAGACTCCATAGCGTCAATACATTCTACAGCGCCTTGGTCTGCATAATGTGTAGGGCTGTTTACATCATCGTCACCCCAAGCAGTCTTAAACTTGTACCCTTGGCGCGTGTAGCTGCTTGCCATCTTTGCTTCCGGCATCTTTTCATCTTTAGTAGGGAACAAAGGATGCTGGTCTGGACCATTGCGGTGCCATTTGTTTATCCTGTTCCATGCTTCCGGTGATTCATCATCAATACTCTTGGTCATCATCGTCTCCCCAATCATTCAGTTCCTGGCCCTCTAGTTCTTCTTCAAACAAAGCCAGCCTGTTAATAAATTTATCTTCAAACCTGTCTACTATTTCTTCCGCTGTAACATCCAGTAAAGTAAGCAGGTCGTCTATGTCGTAGCGTGTTAATACACGTTCTTTAATTTCATCCATTGTCAAGGACATAATCTACATACTCGTCTAATGTGTAAAAATCAAACCCTTCCTTGCTGCACCACTGTCCCATTGTAAGTTTAGAACCCTTTCTAACTTTCTTATTAGGATCAGACAGTACAAATACTAACTTAGTAGGTGCTATCATATCACGGATAGCAGTGTACTTCTGTGTATCCCCTGCTCTAAAGAACCCTTTAGTTTCTATGACATCCCCTGTCTTCTTGTCCACAAAGTCTGGCTTGTACTTCCTGTGCATAACGTATGGTATGTCGTAGGGTTCGTACAGGAACCTGCCCTTAGGCATTAACTCAGCGAACTTCTTCTCTAGTCCAGACCTATAGATGTTCTTAGAAAATCTCTTGGACTTTAGGCTCATTGACAACCTCCGTTAAGTATCTAGGGCCGCTTGAGTATAAGAAGGTTCTTAGCTCAGGGTAGCAGGCGTGCTTAAAGTGACAGTAGGAACAACCCATAGCTAGTTTCATGTTGCCTGACTTACCGTCTGGAACAGTAGCATGGCAAAGCTCCGGTGGTTCTTCCTGCTTAACCATCTCTTTGATATGTATTATACGTTCTTCAATGTCTTTCTTTAGGACAGGGTAAGCTGGTGCTTCTTCGTCCTCTAGGTCATACTTCAAGAATGCCAAGTGCCCGTTCACCTTGTCCATAGCCAGCCAGCCTACCTTAGTCTCACCTTCAGACCTAGCGTAGCCTTTGATCTGGTCTATGTAACCAAACGGGTCATCGAATGCTAAGGAGCCATCCTTAAACTTCTTAAAGCCAAATGGGCTAGCAGACTTAACATCAGTCACTACACCATCTATCTTACAGTCCATGCTGCCCTTAATGCCCTGTACCTCAGCCAAGGCCTGCTCATGGGTTACTGTGTGTCCTGACAGCCTTGTAAGTAGCAGTAGCATTTCCTCAATCAAGTGTCCGTACATGAACTTGACTAAGGTATGTGACTGCATCTTTTCCTTTGGGCCTACATTGTTGCAATGGTTCCATAGGTATCTATCAGTCTTTCCTATGTTGGACATACGCAGCTTACGGCTATCAAAGTTCTTACTGTTACCAAACTCTTTACGCATGAGATCCTTACAGGCTTCTCCAAAACTATCTATAGCTGCTTCTACATCTACCGCACTGTCCGGTGTCTTGTTCTGCATCAGCTTGTAAATGTCTTTTATTAATGTATCAGTAGTTTTCATTGAAATGTCCATCTAGTATCTCTTTAGCTACGTTAGCGCCCACCACAAACCATTCATTCTTACTGGCATGAGTTTCCCGTAACAGGTTATGTGCTTCTGTTTCAGCCTTTCTTCTATCAGGCACATCATAGGCAGCTACTAATATGTAGTCCCTGTAGGGTGTGCCTGTTTGAAAAGACCTTAGCCTGTCTCTAGCATCTACTGCCATTCCTATCTTGCACCAGCTAGGGTAAGCAGGGCTATACAGTATGTATATCTGACCTTCCTTTACTGTACTGTAGTTCTCTAAGGACTCAAATGCTGCATGCTCAAAGGACTTGTACTTTCCGGGTTTGTGCAGTGGATGCGTGGTAGATATATATTTACCGTCAACCCACATTTTGTTCTTACCAGACACTCTTGCCTTTTTCTTTGCACACTCCTTGCAAATATAATCTCGTCTAGCCAAGGAAGATATATACCAAGTCTTATCAGGAACAAGCTCTACATTACAACGATTACAGTGCCTAGTGCGTGTCTGCCCATGTGTCTCCGACTTTGTACTCGCCTGCGAGGGGACAGTTGAGCTTGTAGTGGAGTCCTGCCGCTTCGATGCAACTGGTGGCGAGTCTTCCGAAAACATCAGCTTCATCTGATCGTACTTCTGTTTGAATTTCATCATGTATATTTCCTACAAAGTAATAGTCTAACCCTGCCAGTGTAGCACGTTCATCCAACAAACACAAGGCCTTTTTCATCACGATGGCACCGGCACTTTGCAATAAAGTGTTCAATGCAGCGTGCTCTGATCTAATATGTAGCTTCCTGCCGTCTAGTCCTTCAATGACTCCACTAGCTGCTTCTCTAGTAGTGTTGTCTCTAAGAGCTGCAAATGCTGGGAGATTAGACATGAATCTTTCTCTAAGCTCTCCACCAAGCTTTGCGCCTCCTCCAGCCACGCTTCCAAGCTTTGCATCTCCCGCGCCGTATAGGAGGGCATATATGAAAGTCTTCGCCTGATCTCTTGATTCAAGTCCTGCAAGTCCTTGGTTTGCTGTGTGTATATCTCCGTTAAGGATTTCATTAGTATACTCCTGATCATTCATGTAATGAGCTAGCATTCTTAGCTCTAGTCCACTGGCATCAAAGCCTACTAGCTTGTAGCCATCTCTAGCAATAAAGCATTGTCTACACTGCTTACCATAGGGTGAGTAGCTTGCCGGTACTTGTGCAAGGTTAGGTTTACTATGCGTCATACGGTTAGTTACAGCACCTAAGGTGTTCACATAGCCGTGTATCCTGTCTGTGTCATCATTGGCGG